ATAGAAAATATACTCCCGTAGCTCAGTTGGTCAGAGCAGGCGGCTCATAACCGCTCGGTCGTAGGTTCAAGTCCTACCGGGAGTACTGCACGATCCCCAGAAGGTTTTAAACTATAAAAGGAGAAAATTATGACGTATTTTTGGATTAATATGCTGCTTGGCATCGCTAGTTTTTCGTATATCGCTTGGTGGTATACTTCTCAACTCTGGAAGCTAAACCAAAGAGTTGATAAACTAGAGCGTGCTCGGGCAAAATCCCAAGATTAGAAAATACCGCAGGGAGGCATGGGTTTACAGATGTCTCAATAAGTTATTGTGTGGTACTAATTATATCTGAAGGAGATAGCGTGCCATGGCAAAATCCAATAACATTAAACAGTACGAAGAGAAAAAAGGGAAAAAGACCAGACAAGGCAATGGAAAAAACAGCAAATGGGGCAACAAAGGCGGTGGACCCAATGGTTCAAAACCTAGCAAAACTTATCGCAAAAAGCCACGTGGTCAAGGCAGGTAATACTGCTTTGGTCTTCTATTTATCTATGAGGTGAAGAAAGGCGATCTAGTTAAAATTATTGCACCCCCTAGTATATGTTGGGAACTTGCTGGAAAGATTGGTGTAGTGATTGAATATTTTGAATTGGAAGACTATGCGCATGCGTGGTTTCCCAATCAACCTTTAGTGGTGGTATTAGTCGACTCTTATATTACCTTTTTTTACGAAGATGAAATACAATTAATATTAGACAAGGAGTAAAATTGTGCCATATTATCCCCCTACAATTATTGAAAAAACGCCTCAAGGTGAGCGTTCTTATGACATTTATTCACGACTTTTAAAAGACAGGATTGTCTTTTTGGGTACCCCAGTCGATGATCAAGTGGCAAATTCTATTATTGCCCAGCTTTTATTTTTAGATCAGGAATCTGACAAAGATATTTTGCTTTATATTAATTCCCCCGGAGGTGTTGTAACCGCTGGCCTAGGAATTCTTGATACTATGAATCATGTAACTGCTGATGTGTCAACTATTTGCATTGGCCAAGCTGCTTCTATGGGGGCACTGCTTCTCTGTTCTGGTACAAAAGGAAAGCGTTTGATTCTCCCCAACGCACGAGTATTAATCCACCAGCCCCTTGGCGGCGCTCGCGGACAAGCTAGCGATATCGAAATTCAAGCAAATGAAATTGGCAGACTCAAAACTCGATTGAATAAGATTATGTCCGATGCTACTGGTAAATCCGAGGAGCAAATTAAAACTGATACAGATCGCGATAATATTATGAATGCTGAAGAAGCAGTCGCATATGGCTTAGTGGACAAAATTATCACTTGACTTCTAAAAAAATATTATTTATTATAAAAAAGTAATTGAGGGAGAGATATGAAAACATTTTTGTTCAGCATTATAATTTTGTTTGTTGGTGGGTGTGAAGTTCGGGTTAATCCCCATGCTCCCTACTATACTTATGATGAATATGGCCATGCGACATATGTGGCAAGCAAATATGATTCATGGGTAGATCCTAATTATGTAGATTACCCATATAATCAATCCCCTTATGCTTGTTATTATCATCATGGGGTGGAATATTGCGAGTGGATAGTAAGTTCTGCTCCTTACAGCGAATGCATTGAAACATGGTATTATGATGAATACTTTCGCTTGTGGGACTTTTATAATGAGTCTTGCTATGCTATTTAAGGTAATTCGTACAGATGGATAATATAATATTTTTTACTATGTTGGGTTTGGCAGTACTAATAGCCATTGTTGGCCCCTACATTGTGGAAGGGGAAGATGAATGAAAGTTGGTGACTTGGTTAAACACAAAAGACTTGGCACGTTGGGAGTCATCATTAACATTTTAGATGCTTTGGATGGTGATCCTGCTAATGATATATATAACGTTAAATGGATTGACGATCATAATCCCGGTTTATATTGCTCTCATTGGCTCAGAGAGTTTAAAGGAGTTTAAAAATGATGTGGGAAGCGATTATTGAAATAAGTTATTTCTTGGGACTTATGGTAGCTGTGGGAATTGTTACCTTGGTACCCACTTATTTTGAAAACAATAAAAAGTGAAAGTAGGCGATCTCGTAAAGAGTTTGATAGTGACCGAAAGACCTGTTGGGGTAATTTACAAAATTGACAAAACTCATCGATGGGGAACGTTGTATTACGTAATGTTTTTGAAAGACTCCACTTTGAGTACCCCTAATACTTTCCGCTTTAAAAAACATCAGTTGGAAGTGATAAGTGAAGGTGGGTGATTTAGTAAAGATACTTCCGTTGGGCGAGCAACCCGTGGGGGTCATTGTAAAGATCACCAGAGGTGATCGAGAAAATGTTTTTTATTACGTTTTTTCACCGGGAAAAGAGTGGGGCCAGCGCGGGATAGGAAGAGGGCCAATGTCTTTTGTTGTGCCATTCTGCGATCACCATCTGGAGCAAATAGGGTAAAAAGTGAACAAAACAATAAAAATAGGAGATCTTATTGAAATAGTAGGCCACAGTGTACACATTGGCCAAGTTGGGCTTGTTATAAACAAACATCTTCAATGGAAAAGGACAACATATTACAAAGTTTTACTATCAGGGCATGCCAAAAGTGTTACCTTTCAAGAGAGCATGGTTAAGGTAATTAGTTGAGAGTTATGTATGCAAGTTGGTGATTTGGTTCAGATGCCTAGGATGAAAAAATTAGGAAAAACACTGGGAGTCGTTATAGAAATTGAAGACAAAAGTGATCATTTTGTCCGGGTTTGTTGGGGAGAATATGGAACGTTCTGGACCATGAGAAAACTTTTAAAAAAGTTCACAAAAGAGGAGCATATTAAAGAGCAGTCCTCTATTTAGAGTGTGCAAAACGGATATGAATTTTTATGGGAATGTATAAAGTGTGGTTGGTTAAAATGGAACCAACACGCAATAAGGAAATGTGCTGCGTGTGGAGGAAAAACTAAAGACATTCCTCGGGCCTCTCGCCGCGCCCAACCACCTGAAAAATAAAGAAGAATTAATTTTATATGACGTATACCGAAATGGCAGCTTTTAAGATTGGCGATCTAGTGCGCCATCAGACTAAAGACTATGTTGGGGTAATTTATAAAATTGATTTAACAATGGGTGGCGACGATCCATTAGTCTACATTCGATGGGTAGATGGATATAGCGGTGCATGTTGGTTTGAAGATATACATCCCCTTATTTAAAAATACATTGACATTAAAAAAATAATAAATTAATATTTGTGTGTTACGAAAATAAGGAAAAACATGGAAGAGCGTATTAAAAATTTATTGTTGCTTGATGATATCTCAACTATGATAACCGATTGGGAGCAACGGTTTTTGTCATCATTGTTGGGGCAGACCAAGAGAGGGCGCAAGCAGCACTCCGTAAAACAACTTGATACGCTTCATCGTATTGAAGCTAAAATCAAAAAAGCAATCGAAGGCGATCCGGAGTGGGAAGCACTGTGGGATGAAGACAAAGCGTGGAATTTTAAAACTGCAGTCGCTTATTACGCCACTTCTCCAGAACGCTATTACAGACAAATTATTGATTGGTTTGCTCAAAATAAAGAAAAGATTCCCCCTAAAAATTATTATAAAAAGATCGTGGAAAACAAATATGCGCAACGAGTTTTAGACAGTCTTCGAGGTGAACCAAAATACCCTGCCGGAAGTGCCGTAATGCTAAGAAAAACTGCGCGTACTGGTTTGTCTTACCACACTTACCATGATCACCAGACCATTCCTCTTTTTGTCATCGAACCCACCGAGAGAGCCGTTAGCGCAGCCGCCGGGTGCAGAATATATACTGTACTTTCAAGTACTTCGGCGCAAATGTTTGAGGTGGAGGAGCGCTGGATTAAAAAGTATCGAGAGCCTGTGGGCGTTCGATCCAGAAGGGCGCGACAAGAAAGCGACGTGCCTTTTTAGCTTGATAAATAAAAAACAATAAAATATTATCTTTTTAGAGCAACATAGGGATTCATCTAGTGTCATATAATAATACTGTGTATTGTGGTTGGTGTCAGGGCAAAGGACACAATCAACGAACTTGTGCCAAAAAAAAACAATATATCGAGGACAATCCAACTTCAATCGTTGCCATGTGTGAGACATCCCGAGACAAAAATCGCCGTCAGACTCCGCGCATATGCTCCTATTGTGGCGAAAGAGGTCACAATGTCCGCACGTGTGAAGTTAAAAAAAGCGATAAAGTGTTGTTATCTCAAAGGCTTAAAACTCAACGGGTTAAAGTCTTTGAAATGATGGTAAAGGTTGGCTTTGGAATCGGTGCTTTGGTATCTACACCTAAGCACTATTGGGAAGATGACGCAAGTGTCACTTTGTATTTGGTGAAATCTATTCACTGGCCTTACAGTGATAGAGTAGGCAGCGTTCAGTGGGTGGGGCAAAATGTAGCCACCGGAAAAACACGAAATATGCGCACGAATTTAGATTCTACTCAGCATCTCATTGCAACACGTAATTCAATTGATGTCCTATCAGCAGGATCATTGGAAAAAGTACCGGAGACTTGGAAAGAGGGAAGAGCATATAACGCGGCTTACTATTTTCCAAAAGGATGTCCACGTCCAACGTGGTGGGTGCTAGAAGATAGCACAATGGGTACATAATTTTCTTGACAAACAAATAAATAAAAAATAAAATACACACATGAAAGATGAAAAAAATACCAAGTTTGATCTCAATCATCATATTCTTAACCTGCTTCGTCATGAGCCATTCTTTGCTGCTCTTTCTCGACGCATCAATAAGCAGCCAAGCGTTCTAATTCCCACTGCTGGAGTGAGAGTCAATACCCACACCGCACAGTTTGAAATGCTCTACAACCCAGAGTTTTTTGCTGAGTTGACGGATATGGAGCGTTTAAACGTTTTAAAACATGAATTCTATCATTTAATTTTTGAACACGTAACGTCTCGAAAACCTAGCGATATTAATCCGCGAACATGGAATTTTGCCACGGATTTGGCAATTAATTCTCATTTAGATGGTCTACCAGAAGGTTGTTTGAAACCGGGTCAAGGGTTTTTTGAAGACTTTGAAAGTGGTCTTAGTGCCGAACAGTATCTTTCGTTGCTACTCAAAAAACAAAAAGAAGAACAAGAAAAACAAAAAAACGGAGAAGGGAATGAAGGCTGTGGGGCTGATGGTCTTCCTCAAGATGGACAGTTTGATAGTCATGATGAGTGGGAAGAAAGCGATGGTGCGTCTTCTCAAGCAAATGACATCGCTAGCGAACGACTTAAAGATTTTGTGAAGAAAGCTGCAGAAGAAGCAGCTAAAAGTGGCTGGGGTAGTGTACCTTCGCCAGTCCAGCGCGATATTAAATCCCGACTTCAGACCTACGTGGATTGGCGCAATGTTTTGCGTTATTTCATCAAGACTAGTCGTCGAGCAGACCGCCGTTCGACAGTTAAACGCTTAAATAAACGATATCGCTATATTCATCCCGGTAAAAAAGTCAACCGTCAGGCAAATATTGCAATTAGCATTGATCAATCTGGATCTGTTTCCGATGATATGCTTTCTGCTTTCTTTGGAGAACTCAATAAACTCGCGGACTTAGCAACGTTTACGGTAATCCCCTTTGACACTCGGGTTGATGAAGCACTCGTATATACTTGGAAAAAAGGACAAAAGGTTTCTCCTAAACGAGTGATGACCGGTGGGACTGATTTTGATGCTCCTACTCGATATGTAAACAATAAAGGCTTTGATGGTCATATTGTTTTGACAGACATGGCTGCGCCTAAGCCTATTGCTTCTTTGTGTCAGCGAATGTGGATGACCACTAAAGCATGTTTGCGTTATCAATACTTCCAAACCAGTGAAAGAGTTTTAGCAATTGATACGTAATTCTCTTGACAAATAAATAAATAAAAAATAAAATAGATATAGAAACAATCGAGAAAGGGAGATTAAAAAGTGAACAGACGTAAATTTTTCAAACATTCTTCCGCAGTCGCAGTAGGTACAGCAGCAATTGCCGCGCTACCGACAATTACAACAGCAACTTCAAAGCCATCGCAAGGCTGTTTGATTGCCGCGTTTGCCAATGCGCTTGAAAGCGGTAGCAACACGGACATTATGAAGGCGTGGGATAATATCTGTTTAGCCGATCCAGCTAATCACGATTTTATTATTGCTGCTCACCGGTATGTCTCTTACAAGCCACAGTGGCGGAAGAGATTCGAAGAAGCGTGTGAAGCTCAGAGATTGGAAAGCAATCGAAGAAATTGAAGCGAGGACATAAAATAAAAAAGTCAAAATAGTTCTTGACTTCCTCAATAACCTTTGATAGAATAGATATAGAAACAATTAAGAAAGGGAGAAAATCCTAATGGCAGTTGACTTTAAAACATTTCGAGCTTGTGCTCCTCACGTCATCAATGTCCGTAAACCCATTTTGATCCGTGGACGCCACGGTGTTGGTAAGTCTGAAGTCGTTTATCAGATTGCCGAGGACTTGGGTCTTCCAGTTGTAGAGCGCCGTGCCTCTCAAATGACTGAGGGTGACTTGCTTGGCATGCCTTCTCCTGAGCAAATTGAGGTAAACGGAGAGAGAGCATCCGTTTTCCGTCCATTCGAGTGGTTCTTGCGTGCCTGTACAGAACCAGTCTGTCTTTTTCTTGATGAGGTAGACCGGGCCACAACTGAGGTGCGCCAAGGTATTTTTGAGTTGACTGACAGTCGCAAATTAGCTGGCTGGACGCTCCACGAGGACACTATCGTTATTGCTGCTGTAAATGGTGGTGAGCATGGAGCGCAGTACCAAGTGAATGAAATGGATCCAGCGGAGCTTGATCGTTATACGGTTTTTGATATCGAACCTACCGTTGAGGACTGGTTGGAATGGGCCAAGGATAACGTTAGCAATTTTATTTGGGATTTTATTAATCAAAACCGTCAACACTTAGAGCATGGCGATGACTTTGAACCTAATAAAGTATACCCCAGTCGTCGTTCTTGGAAACGATTGAATGATTGTTTAGATGAAGCATGCATGTTTGCGGAAGACGCTGATCAAACTATATTTTTTACACTTTCTCAATCATTCTGCGGACTTGAAGCAGCGGTTGCGTTTCTTGATTTCTTTAAAACCTATGACCGTCAGGTAACGTGGGAAGAAGTTGTCAATGAGGGCAAACTAGAAAAGGTTGAAGATTTTGATATTAATGCTCATGCCGCATTGGTAGAAAAGATTGAGGCGTCCGATCTCCTTCAGGATACTCTAACCGAGACACAGCTAGATAACTTGGCTGCTTATTTTAAACTAATGCCAGCCGAAATTGCTATGAAGTTGTGGTCGGCGGTGGGTAAAAATGCCGGTGAGAATAAAGATAATATTGTGAACTTCCATTCGCGTGTAAAGGACGCGCTTATCCCTATGCTTGGTGGTCAGTTGTAGAAAGGGGCCTTCGGGGTCGGGGAAACTCGGCTCCGAATTTTTTTTGTTGACTTTTTAAATAAATAAAAATAAAATACTTGTAGACGATTTAAAAAAGGAGAAAAATCGTGAACAACGCTCGTAAACAATTGGTCAATGACATTCAAGCTTCTCTCACTCTCGATGATTTCAAGGTAGCCGAGTCGCTTCTAGTGATGTATGACGCGGGAGTAGTCTTCGCATACGAGATGGCAGATGGACAATCTTACTTTATGGTAAACGACAAAGCTACGGTTGAGCAACACAAGTACTCAGAATCAATTCAAGAGTACATTCGAGAGGCGCCTAATGATGTATGGAATCAATATGTTTTTGGAGACCACAATGCCATCGGAGGTACATGCTAATGAAAGTCGGTGACTTAGTGAACCTTAGACGTGACTGGCTCGAATTGACGGCAGGTAGCATTGGAGTGGTTACGCGAGTACATGAAAGCCAACTTGGGACTTCGCTTTGCTGGGCAACAATGATAAGCACACAGAGGATACATAAACTTAACATGTCCAACTTAGAGGTGATTAATGAAAGTCGGTGATTTATTTCAGTTTTGCTACATCAACGGCCATTGTTGGGATATCAACAACAAAGGAGGTATCTTTTTAGGGGAACGGCCATTGAAGCGAGAAGATGGAACAATTATTAATAATTTCGCAGTTCAACTTTTTGGAGAGGAAGTCGAACGCCTTTGTGACGCAGGATTAAAACGATGGATGACATCAATGGAGACAAAATAATGAAAGCTATTCTAAATTCAATTCGTAAAATGCCTTACTTCAAGAACTATGCTGCAGCCAGTGGCAAGGTACACAATGATGCCAAGCATGAAGACGCAGTACAAGATATTTTTCTTTCGCACGGCCTAACGCATCTTCAAGATGGAGGCGTGGAGCAACACCAGCGTGATGCATGGCTTAAAGGAGCAGACCATAGTGATATTCCTAATGATACCTTCATTTCGCAGCCATGTGGAACGCATAATAGCCCGGATTTTATCGTAAAAACCGATAATAAGCTATTCTTTTTAGAGTGTAAGAGCGTTAAAGGCTCTGCTCCGATGTATAACTCGGGCGTGCCTAAAGCCGAGTATATTTATGTCCTTTGTTCGAAAAAATACAATGAGACAACAATATATATGGGTGGTGATGTGCTACCAAGCGAACAAGAACAAATGATTCAAAGGCACATTGCAGAAGCACGTAAACGTGACAAAGAATTTAATGCGCTATTAAAAAATCACCATGGTATCTCGTATTACACACGCCCGATGATTGAACACAGGGGCAGTAATCAAAACTATTTTACTCATAGCAAACGATCAACGTTGGAAGCTAATGTATTGGCGAGGTGCTAAAAAAAATGAAAAAAAGTGAAAAAAAACGCATTTTTTAGTTGACACCAACCCTTATTTTTGAGATA